GTTCAACAGATGTGTGAACAATATCCGGGACTTGAAATAGCATTAAGAAATTTTCAAACTATCTATACCTTAGTAAAGGACGATTATGATAATCCAAAGGATAAAAAATAAATTTTTAAACTGGCTTGAGTCAATCGGCCGTAAACGTATTATTATGGATAGGCAATGTAACGAGCCGTTGTTAACTCGTTATTATCTTTTTCTAAAAGATCGTAAGGCATTTCCGTTCAACGTTTTCTTACACAAGTTTCATAAAGGTGATCCCGGTGATCAACACGATCATCCATGGCCCTATGCTACGCTTATTTTAAAAGGTGGCTACTACGAATGGACTCCTATATTTTCAGATGACGGTTCTATGGTTGGAGAAACTAGATATTGGAGAGGCCCTGGACATTTTCGTATTTGCAGTTCCGATAGCTATCATCGGATTGAATTAGTAGAAGGTGTTACGCCCTGGACGTTGTTTATGCCGGGCCCACACAAACGAGAATGGGGATTTCTTGTAAACAACAAATGGATTCATAATGACAGTTATCTTAAACTCAAAGCACACACTACCAGTAACTAATAGCAACACATACTCAACCACTCCGCTGACAGTTGGAACAGTTTATACTACTAACAATACAAGTCTAGGTGGTGGCAGTAGTGGTCAGTTTTTAACAACCGGTATTAATGGTACAAGCTGGACTAATTCAAGTACTCAATTTAATAGCAGTAATGGCAAACCTATTATGACTGTGCCCGCCGGTAAAGACGAAGTCATCTTAGAAAAAGATGCTACACTAACAGTCAAAGGTAAAGTAGTAATAAATGATAGAGACTTGGAAGAACGGTTAGATACCATCGAAAAAGTCTTGCAAATTCCCGAGCGTGATGTTATACTAGAAAAGAAACATCCAAAGCTAAAGAAGCTCTATGATGAATATATTGCAGCATTAGGTAAGTATCGAACATTTAACGCAATTAAAGGAGATTGATATGTTCCACGAAAGTATTAAAGTTAAAGAATCAGTTATTAAAGAAAAGCCGGGATTTCGCCTACGTGTTAGATCATGGAAGTGTACTAGTCCTGCGGATTTAAACAGTATTGAATTTATTCAAGAATCTCTAAAAGATAATGGCGAAATTCAAGATTCTTCCACATATAACTTTTTTATGACTGATGTAGAGCTTAAAGATCTCTGCAAGACACTAGTAAATGACTGATCCTATCCAGCAACGAATGGCGGAACTAATGCACCCAATTGATCAGAGAATTCTTATGTGCGACGATCGAGAAGATTTGCTAATGTTAGCTTGTGCTATGTTACAGCGAACACGAGAAATATTCGATACTGAACTAGGTGAAGACGGCCGTAAACAAATGTTTCAGGATTATGTAAAATGAAAAAGATCTACTACTCATGGAAAAATGTCGAAGGTGCATGTCTTGAACTTGCTAGGCAAATCACTGCTAGTAATTGGCAACCTGAATATATTGTAGGAATTACTAGAGGCGGAGCAATTCCTGCAATCCTCCTAAGTCAATACTTAGGCATTAGTATGCGGCCATTACAAGTTAGTCTACGAGATGGCGGAGAATGTGTTAGTGACCTAGGCATGGGAGAAGATGCATTCGAAGGTAAGAATATTCTTATTGTTGACGATATTAACGATAGTGGTGCTACTATTGCATGGATTAAACAAGATTGGCCTAGTGGATGCTTTCCAGATGATACTACGTGGGATAAAGTATGGAGTAATAATGTTCGCGTTGCTACACTTACTAATAATACCGCTAGTAAAGAGTCAGTTGATTACTCGGTATGGGAAGTTAATAAATTAGAAGATGATTGTTGGTTGGTTTATCCATGGGAAGATTTTTGGCGTAATGATAACTGATATTGAAAAGGCTCTAAATGATGGCAGTGCTCCTTGGAAAGAAATCGAGTACAGAACTAACACGTTCTGGGTATTTAAAGAAACCGGAGAGCCGCCAGACGGCTATTTGTGCTTTGTGCCTACCTACAAAACAGTGGACTGTCTCGTTGGCGCATATCGAGCAGCATATAAATGGGGATGGGAAGGAATGGAAAGTGATAAATGGAGCGGATTCAACATTGTCCAATCAGTAGGTGATGCTGCAGGGCAAGCTGGAAAATATCCTCACATACATATGGTGCCTAGACGACCTGGAGATTTAACATGAAACAAGCTATTATAGTGTTACTAATAATAGTATTAATGTTTTTATTAATGTCGTTTGACAATAATCAAGTGCGTGTATACGATTGCGGCATGGCTGAGTGGCATCCTGATATCCCTAAAGAAGTTAAGGAAGAATGTCGTAACAAACACAATAACCAATCTAAAAAAAGTTTATCAGTATGATTAGTTTTAATTTTAATGTACGTAACCCACGAAGTAATACATTCAAAAACCTATGGAGTCGAAGCTATTGTACGCCTTTTAAAAATAAGTTTGTCGAACTAGAAATTTATCGGACTAGTAATTTAATATCCGTTATGTTCAACTGGACCATTTGCCAGGACCATGCAGGCGTTGATATTGAGTTTGACCTATTTGGCCACTGTGTTCACTTTCAATTCTACGACAATCGACATTGGAACTTTGAGACAAAAAATTATGAATTATGACTCACCAATCATCGGTATTATCGGTTTAGGATTTGTAGGAGATGCTATTAGGTCTAGCATCCATATAGGAGATGTAAGATGTGTCGATACTGATCCAACAAAAAATTGTTTTCATACCTACAATGATTTAATGTCGTGTGACGGAATATTTGTATGTGTCCCGAGTCCACAAAATCACGACGGTAGCTGTTCTACTACAATACTTGAAGAAGTATTATCGAATCTTAAAACCTACGAAGGTGTTATTATTTCAAAAGTTACAGCGCCGCCTGATGTATATGAACGACTACAAAAAGAATATCGAAATTTAGTACATATTCCAGAATTTTTAACAGCTGCTAATGCTCGAGAAGATTATCGAAATGAAGATCGGGCTATTATTGGAGGGTGTGCAGGTATGTATCAGCGGGAAGCTGAACGTATAATCAAATATTCTAAATCAAAGCTAGATGTTGTATATTGTTCAATCAGCGAGGCTGCGTTAACCAAGTATATTATTAATTCGTTTTTAGCTACTAAAGTGGTATTTATGAATGAAATGGAACAACTAGCTACTAGACAAAATTGCAACTGGGACAAAATTAGAGCAATGATATCTAGGGATCCTAGAATTAACATTAGTCACACACAAGTACCAGGTCCTGATGGGTATTACGGCTTTGGGGGAATGTGTTTCCCCAAAGATACATCAGCATTGTTACACTATGCTAAATCTTTAAATGTTTCTCTTAACGTTTTGAACGAAGCAGTTAAGAAAAATAGCCTATTGAGGTTGCAAAAACCTAAATAATCATGTATACTAATAAAACATGGCAATCCACTGCCTCAACATCGGAGAATGATAATTGACTAAAGAATTTATACCAGATTCCGCAATACACGGAACTCCTAGCCCAGAATTTAAATCAGACGGATACACTCCACTTGGTAAAGAAGTCTATATTAAAAAAGAAACAGGCTTAGACGCTATGGCAGGTGATGGCGGATATCGAGAAGCTTACCTAGGCGATCATCTTCGATTTAAAATGAAGCGCGAAGGCAAACGTTTTTGGGCTGGAGATAATATTAGTGATTTCCTCCACAAAGGTGATGTAGAAAAACTAATTGACGAAGCAACAGAAGCATTTGAACTAGTGCTCGATCGTTTGATTATCGATCGTGAGAACGATCCAAACTCAAAAGGCACGGCAAGACGTCTTGCTAAAATGTACTTTAATGAAATTATGGCAGGCAGATATGAAACAGCACCAGACGCAACAGCATTTCCAAATGATTCGGCGGACCGTTACGAAGGTATGCTTGTGGTTAGAAGTGAGCTTCGTAGTATGTGCAGTCATCATCACCAGCCTGTGTCTGGCGTTGCTTATATCGGAATCATTGCCGCTAATAAATTAATTGGATTAAGCAAATATACTCGAATAGCACAATGGTGTGCCCGTCGTGGTACTCTACAAGAAGAACTGTGCAATGACATTGCAAGAGAAATAATGAAAGCTACAGATAGCGAGAATGTAGCTGTTTATATTCAAGCCATACACGGATGCTGTGAGAATCGTGGTATTATGGCACACTCTAGTCTAACACAGACTACAGTACTTAAAGGTGCTTTTAATACCGATCCTGGAACAAAGAAAGAATTCTTTGATAACATTAAACTACAACAAGAATTTGCGCCGAGGTAATATATGAAATGGTTTGACAACTGGTTATATACTAAAGTTCGAGACATGTGGGACAATCGTGACAAATACGAACAAATAAAAACAGCGACGTGGTTACAGGAGAAACATAATATGGCAATTGGCATGGGAACAGCAATGGTGGAGCGAGGTCGTCCAGAAGGTGAAGGACGTATTAGTTTTGAACTTAGCTCGGCCGTCGGCGGAAAGATTTTAAATGTACGACACTATGACGAACGTAAAGATAGACATGATCAACAAACGTATGTTATTCCCAATGGCGAGGACGTTGGCGAGCGTGTGGCGAAAATTATTAACTTGGAATTATTTAAACAATGAACGATGTATATAAATTTGTTATGTGGCAATGGAGCAAATGGAAACCTTGGCAAAAAGTTTATTTTGTTGCTATGATGTCAGTAGTGATTGGATTTTTATTGCCTGGCGTAATTGGTGCGGTGCTCCTAGTATTAGGAATGACTTCTTTACTATCGTGGTTATTTAAGTGGGCTGTTTGGGACAGTGTTTCTTCTGCGTATGCAGAGTACAAGAAGGAAAATCAAAATGAAAAGACAGACTAAAGAAGCATTAGGAATTCTACAAGAAGAGTGTGCAGAGGTAATTGTCGAAGTTAGTAAATGTAATCGATTTGGTTTAGAATCTATTCATTATAAAACGGGCTTAAAACATTCCAAAATGCTTGAACTTGAGGTGGGAGATATGTTAGCATTAGTAGATATTCTAGTAGAGCAAGGTATACTCGATCTTGCAGAATTGGAAATTGCAAAAGCTAATAAAAAACGTAAATTAGAACAGTGGTCGACTATATATGAACTCAATTAAAATTTCAGAACTATTTTATTCTGCGCAAGGAGAAGGACGCTTTGTAGGCGTTCCTTCTGTTTTCTTGCGTACATTTGGATGTAACTTTAAATGTGCAGGATTCGGTATGCCTGCTGGCGAATCAACTAAAGAAATTGAACCTATTGCTGCTAATGTGCAATTATATAAGACATTTGAAGAATTGCCGTTAGTTAATACAGGGTGTGATAGCTATGCTAGTTGGCATCCGGCATTTAAAGAACTTAGCCCACACTTTACAATTGACGAAATTGTTGCCAAGTTGTTAGCATTAACTCCTAATCATCACTGGGCTCAAGAAAACGGTAATGATGTTCATTTAGTTATAACAGGCGGTGAGCCATTACTAGGCTGGCAACAGATGTATCCGGAATTATTAGATCATGCAGATATGCAAGACATTCGAAATATTACATTTGAAACTAATGGTACTCAATATCTGCATGAAGCTTTCAAAGATTTCTTAGATGATTGGTATCGTTCTTCTAGAGAAATTACATTTAGTGTAAGTCCTAAACTTAGCGCAAGCGGTGAATCATGGGATGATGCTGTTAAGCCAGAGGTTATTGCATCGTATCAGCAATATGGATTTACATACTTAAAATTTGTTGTAGATAGTCTAGCGCATTTTGATGAAGTTAATAAGGCTGTGGCAGCATACAGGCTCGCAGGGTTTGAAGGACCTGTATATGTAATGCCAGTAGGCGGTGTTGTTAGCGTATACGATGGCAATAGAATTCACATAGCAGACGAAGCGTTGAAACGTGGTTATTATTACAGCCCTAGACTACACGTAGATCTTTGGGGCAACGGATGGGGAAAATGAAACAATATATTAAACGACTTTTTGGCATTGATAAAATTGAAGCAAGAACTATTGCCGCTATAGAAGAAGCAGAACAGGCTAAACAACTTGCAGAAGCAGCTACTGCATCTGCTGAAAGAGCAACGGAAGCAGAACGACAGGCTAAACTTACTCCCAAAGAGCGAGCCACCGCAAAAGGCGAGGCCTGGGTGGCTGTACTAGATACACACATCAATAAAGACAACATTAGAAATGGCTTTTTTGAGCTTGACTGGAATGATGAATTTGTAGTACAATTGAAACTAGCAGGCTACGGGTTTGACGGTGATCCAGCAGAAGAAATTGTAGATAGATGGTTTAGAGATCTTGCTAGAAATATACTTGCAGATGAAGGTCAGGATCCGTCGCGTGGCGCAGGTTTCATTAACGTAACACCAATTGCCAAAGGCAAATCAGAGGTTTCATGACATATATTTTAGTTGATACTGCTAACACATTCTTTCGTGCAAGACACGTTATTCGCGGAGATGCTGACATTAAGTTAGGCATGGCTCTGCATATTACTTTTAACAGTATCAAGAAGGCATGGCAAGACTTTGAGGGGAAACATGTAGTATTCTGCCTCGAAGGTCGCTCGTGGCGTAAGGACTATTACAAGCCTTATAAGGCAAATCGAGCAGAAACTCGTGCAGCTATGACTGTGAAAGAACAAGATGAAGATAAACTGTTCTGGGAAACGTTTGACGCATTTAAAGATTTCATTAATGAAAAGACTAACTGTACAGTACTACAGCATAAGCAATTAGAAGCAGATGACTTAATTGCTGGTTGGATACAAAGTCATCCTAATGATAGCCATGTGATCATTTCGACAGACAGCGATTTTCACCAATTGATTGCACCTAACGTTAAGCAATATAACGGTGTTGCTGAAACACTTACAACGCATGAAGGTATCTTTGACAAGAAAGGTAAAATGGTTAAAGATACTAAGACTGGTGAACCTAAAGACATTCCTAATCCCGAATGGATCCTTTTCGAAAAGTGTATGCGAGGCGATAGTAGTGATAATGTATTTTCAGCATTTCCTAAAGTGCGTAAGAATAAGTTGCAAGAAGCATTTACTGATCGCAGTAACAAAGGGTTCGCGTGGAATAATATGATGCTGCAACGTTGGGTTGACCACGAAGGTAAAGAACATCGTGTACTAGATGACTACGAACGTAATCGTCAGTTGATAGATCTTACTGCGCAGCCAGATGACATTAAAACATTTATTAGCGAAACTATTACTACTAATGCTGTACCTAAGTCAGTAGACCAGGTAGGTATTAGATTATTAAAATTTTGTCAATTATACGATATGAAACGTATGATTGATAGCATTCAGCAATATGCTGAACCATTACAAGCGAGGTACACAGAATGAAAGAAATACATGCAAAGCCGATAGTAGATGGCAAATTTTGGATTGTAGAAGAAAACGGTGTAAAAATTGGAACACTGCATAAAAAAGAAAATAATCGATTCATGCTTAGTTCATCAGACGGTAGTAGTTTTTTTGGCAAGCGAGAAGAATTGATTAAAGCATTTGGCAAAGACTTTTTTAGTAGCAAAATCAAAACTACAATTAGTCAAGATGCAGATTGTGATGTATACGGATATCCCACTAGCTGTGATCCGTTTAATCCAATGTTTAATGTGCAGAAACGATTGCCGTTGTTTACCAAAAGTCAAGCTAGCAAAAGTTTATATTGTGCAGGCTATTATATTATTCGATTTAACAAAGGTTGGGTAAAAAGTTTTTGTCCTAAGTTAATCACTATCGAACGATACGAAAATAAAGGTCCTTTTAAAACTGAGTTAGAAATGAAACAGGTGCTATCTAATGCCAAATCCGATTAATACTATCCCAATACAGCAGTTTATACAACAAGTAAAATCTGCCGAACTTAGCCAACAGAAAGAAATTAAATTAGACCTAAAAACAGCTAAAACACTTGCCTACTGTTTATCAGAGCTTAGTGTTAAGTTATTAGAAGATCAAGATATTTTGTTGACTAAGCTACAGCAAAGCCAGGGCGGCGATGTAACGGTACGAATGGACGGTGGTGGTTTTTCCAGCAATTAAATGATAAATATATGCGTATATATTAAGGACGCATATAAGAGTAGACCAAAGCCCGATGTACTTTTAGAATACACGAACAAAAAGAACTATAAGACTGAGCAAATTCTCAAGTCGGATGCAATCTGGGCGGTCTTTTATCAAGGCGAGCCATTTAATTTAAAAAGTTCAAATAGCTTAACTAGTTATCCGGGACCTAAATATAAAAAAGTTAGTTTTTCTAATCCAGGCCACGCTATCAATTTAGCTAAGAAACTTAACTCAATGTTTAACTCTAGCGATTTCCAAGTGGTCAAGTTGACTACTGGCGAAATCATCAAATGATCTCTAGAGCCACATATACTAAAATTTTCCTCGGAGAGTTAGGACGCAGTTGTGACGAAGCCAATATTAAATTACATCTACACAAGTTATGGCAAAGTAAACGAACCAAAGACGAGGGCGGTCTTAGGTTAAGTTTAGAAGGATTTGAATTTCTTACAGAGGATCTTAAACTTGAAAGTTACGAAGTTCCATTTTCTGAACATATTGAATTAAGTCCGCAAACTATTATCTTCTTTGATCAATTTTTAGATTGTCCATATTTTTTAACGGGTCAAAGTTTAACTGTATTTGCAGAGAAAAAGGCATTCGAGCTTTACATGTTTTCGGACGATATTCGAAAATACGGACTGGTTAAGGCAATGAACGCTAGAAAGAAAGACAGCCAAACGGACGAAAACTCCTAAAAAAACTGTTGACATAGTGACACATCTATCGTATAATAGATACATAGACAGTTAATGTTAAACGCTTTTTTAACCCAGGAGTATATATGAGCGAAATTGTTTCTCGTACAGTAGGCCCAAAAGCAGCCAAAAAATCTATTCGACGTGCTTTTAAAGCAAAGCGTCCAATCTTCCTTTGGGGTCCTCCCGGAATTGGTAAGTCAGATATTGTTAAACAATTGGGCGAGGAACTAGAAGCTCATGTTATTGATATCCGATTGAGTCTGTGGGAACCCACAGACATTAAAGGTATTCCATACTTTGATGCCAATGCGGGCAAAATGGCTTGGGCTCCCCCGATGGAGTTGCCAGACGAAGAAATGGCTAGTCAACATAAACAAATTATCCTGTTTATGGATGAAATGAACTCTGCGGCTCCTGCTGTACAGGCTGCGGCTTATCAACTGGTACTTAACCGCCGTGTTGGTACTTACAAACTTCCAGATAACGTACTCATTGTTGCAGCTGGTAACCGTGAAGCTGACAAGGGTGTTACCTATCGTATGCCTGCGCCGTTGGCTAATCGTTTCGTTCACATGGAAATGCGTGTCGACTGGGATGACTACTTTGCTTGGGCTACCGAAAATCGTATCCACAAAGATGTAGTTGGCTTCCTTACTTTCTCTAAGAAAGACCTGTACGACTTTGATCCTAAATCCGGTTCAAAGGCGTTTGCTACTCCACGTAGCTGGGCGTTTGTTAGTGAACTGTTGTTTGATGACGACGAAGACGAAAACACTTTGACAGATTTGGTGTCGGGTGCGGTTGGTGAAGGTCTTGCCATTAAGTTTATGGCACACCGCAAAGTGGCATCTAAACTGCCTAACCCTACTGACATCTTGCTTGGTAAGGTTAAGAAAATGGACACTAAAGAAATCAGTGCCATGTATTCTTTAACTGTTAGCCTGTGCTACGAACTCAAAGATGCATCCGACAAAAACGTAAAGAATTGGAATGATCAAGTTAATAACTTCTTCCAGTTTATTATGGATAACTTTGAAACTGAATTGGTTGTTATGGGTACTAAACTTGCGTTGACTCAATACCAATTACCGTTGGATCCAGATGAGATCAAATGTTTTGATGACTTCCATGCTAAATTTGGTAAGTACATTGCAGCAGCTACCGAAAAGCGTTAATTTGGTACTGTGCTATTTGACACCGCCTACGGGCGGTGTTATAATATATACATAGAGTAATTATTTAGGAGCAGATTATGTCGCAACATTTAGATCCAGTTATAGACAAAATTATTGTAGCGCGAATTGGGTTGCTACTACGCCATCCATTTTTTGGCAATATGGCTACACGCCTTAAAATTGTAGATGCTAGCGATTGGTGTCAAACAGCTGCAACAGATGGTCGTAACTTGTTCTACAGTCGTCCGTTTTTTGAAAAACTCAGCACCAAAGAAGTTGAATTTGTTGTAGCACACGAGATCTTGCATAATGTGTTTGATCACATTGCTCGTACTGAAAATAGAAATCGAGGCATTTGGAATGCGGCTATTGACTACTGTGTAAATGGACAGTTGGTTAGAGATCGCATTGGCGACTCTCCAAAAGATATTAAGATTTTTCATGACCCTAAACACTACGGCAAAAGTGCTGAACAAGTGTACGATGAAATTTATGAGAAGATGGACGAAGAAAGTCTGTCTGCATTGGGTCAACTATTAGACGAGCACATTGACTGGGAAGGCGACGGTACCGGTAATAACGGTGGTCAGCCGGGACAAGGTAACAAGCCACAATACTCGAAAGATGAATTGCGCAAAATCCGTGATGAAGTTCGAGAAGCTACAATTTCAGCTGCACAAGCAGCAGGTGCTGGTAATACTCCTGCTGAGATTCAACGTATGATCCGTGAGCTCACTGAGCCAAAGATGAACTGGCGTCAAATTTTACGTCAGCAAATTCAAAGTACTATTCGTAACGACTACACGTTTAGTCGTCCTAGTCGTAAGGGTTGGCACACCGGTGCAATCTTGCCTGGTATGAACTTTGACGAAACTATAGATATCTCTATTGCAATTGACATGTCAGGCTCTATTAGTGATGCGCAGGCTAAAGATTT